TCTGCACGACCACCGTATTATTCGGCTGTTGCCGCACAAGCACCTGATTGCTTGATGCCTGAATCGTCAGGCTGGTGCTATTGGCTTGTCTGACAATAATATCAGCCATTAGCGGGTGACTTCCGGCGTGACTGTGAGCGTGCCATACAAGAGCCGATCAACTGTGGTGTCAGGCTTGACCAGTTCAAGATCATAGACATAACTGCCCGCAGTCAGGTTAGCCGTTTGGGCGGCTGTCTGCTGCAAGGTGAAAGTGCCGTTAGCCGCTGATGTGATCGTAATGTTGCCGTTGGTGGTCGATAGGTCAAGTGTCGTATTGGCGGTATAAGCTGGCCGTGCCTGCATGCGGATGGTGTAGCCGGATAGGCTGATATTCGTGCCGTTGGCAGTCTGATATTGGATCGACTGTGACCAGGTGGCCCCTTGCTCGATTGTCAGATTGCAATTACCGGCAGGCATTATTCAGCCTCGCCTTCTGCGGCATCTTCAGCCGCTTCGGCCAGCGTATCCTGCGACTCGATTTCGGCATAGCCCATGATCTGGCGTGCTTCATTCAGTGACAGTAAACCGGATTGGTACAAGGCTACCGCCCTGTCTGACAAGGCTTTTGTGTCTGCTGCCAGTTCTTCGATCTGGCTGGTGTCAAACCTGACTGTGAGCATGTTATCAGGCTGGGCGATCGCACCGTCATAGCCAGTGGGCAGCGTTCGCACCAGTCGCGTAAGCTGCATGGCCAGCAGTTCAAGGAATGGAATGATCGCGTCTCGCCAGCTTGCCCGATTGGCTTCAATCAGGTTGCTATATGTCTTGCCGGTGTCAGGCTGTTTCAGCGACATTGGCGACCAGCCCAAGACACCACAGACACGAGCCACCGCGATTTCGGTCATCTCTTGGACTGATAAATCTTTCGGGCTGAATCCCGGCGTTTTGATGTCGAGTTCACCACCTTTAAAGATCAATGGCCTGCCGACACCCTTGCCTGACACTGCACGCTTGATGTCAGACTGTAAGACTGCGATGTTATCGCTCGTCATCATCTGCGCCCCCGTGCCGGTCAGACTGACCAGCCATGAGGGCACACCGGATCGGCTCAAGATGGTTGTTTCGTAGATCGCTGTCAGCTTGATCAGTGCCAACTCTGCCCGCACTGCCTCAAGCGGTGAACGGCCCTTGGCGGCTGTGGTCGATGACTTGCCGACCCGGAAATGCAGCATTCGCTCGCGAGGTGTCGTGAACTGGAAGCCCCGCCCACCATCGAAGCCGACAAACGGGTATTCGGTGATTTCGCCAATCGCCTGTCCGTAGGTTGGCACTTGCAGCCAACTGTACGGGATTGGCTGAAGTTCTCTGATCGTGCCGCCCGTCTGGGTGTCTCTGTCAGAGATGGCGGGAACGTAGGCGTTGCCATCTTCCAGCAACTGCTGATAAATAAATTCAACCAGCGTGCTTTCAGTCTCACCTGGTGCGGGTTCTTTCCAGATTTGCAGCAGCGGATGATCTACCGGCTCAAATCCGCCTTCTTCATCAAAGTAGCCGACCTGCAATATGGCCTTGCAGACGTTCCGCCGCATGGCCTCAATCGCGGCCCTGATGACAGGGTTATCGCAATAAGGCCGGGCAAGATTGGCGTAATCATCACTTAGAGCGTTAATGACATCAACTGACCATGCCGACACGTCGATCTCGGTGGTGTCAGCAGTAACGCCCGTGCGAAGTGCTTTCGAGCGGAACCAGTTGAGTGGGTTGTAGTCAGGCATTTGTAAATAGCGGTGCTTTATTTAATTCGTTTTCGATACGTTTTTGGGCGATTTCGGCGTATTCAGCGTTCAATTCAATGCCGATGAATTTAAACCCTTCACGCAATGCCGCTACGCCTGTGGAACCGCTGCCCATAAACGGGTCAAGTATGGTGCCGCTTGGCGGTGTAATCAGTCGGCAGAGATAGGCCATTAAATCGATAGGTTTAACGGTCGGGTGGTGGTTCGTTCGTGGCCCTGATTCAGCTGTTGGTGGCCGCTCGCCATTTGCTACCCGATAATCTTGATCAGTCCATTTATTGCCATTAACACGATGGATTGATTCCATCCCTTCCAGCCCCGCTTCCCGCTCTGCCTTGCTTGCTTTCGGGCAGTAAAAGAAACGGGCGGCGGAGCCGGATAAATCTGTCACCTCATCGCTGCCATCGTGGATAAGATTGGCGGGCCAGCGGCCTAGCGTGTGCGGTTCACTGTTTTTTACCGCCACACCGTTAGCAATCTTTTGGGCGATCCACGGCCTTGAATCCCCGTGCGCTCTATTGCCGCTTGTGTGGCCGTAACGAGGCCCAAATCCGGCAGCTTCATAATCAGGCCCCGCCTCAACCCTGCACCCATCCACATTCAACCCCCCCGTGCCATGCTCCAGCACGTTCTCGGCGACGGTGCCGATCAGCGGCTTGCGGGCCATTGTGATTGGTTCAAGGGCTGGCTTGAGGGCAGTGCCCCACCCTTTCCATTGCTGAGCGGCGTCGGTTGCGGGGGCGGTGATCGGATCTCCGTCTTTATTTGTGTTGAGCCCAATACACGCGATATTGCCCGCACACCGGCCTTTGTTGTCTTTCATGCCCACTACCTCCCGCTCCGCGCCCGCCGCCTTATCAATCGCCTTCGATACATCCAGCGACTTTGGAAACCCACTCCCATATACCCATGCGATCATATCTCTGATTTCAAAGCCTGAATCTTCGATTCGGCAGGCCATTCGATGCTGCGTCCGTGTGCCTGCAAATGCCAAAAGATGCCCGCCCGGCTTTAATACCCGCAAACACTCTTGCCAAATGTCAGTTGACGGGACATGGTAGTCCCACTTCTTACCCATGAACGCCAGCCCATACGGCGGATCTGTCACAATCGCGTCGATTGATTCAGCGTCCAGCTTTTTTATTACTTCCAGACAATCGCCAGTATGCAGGCTGTAGGGTTGCGTCATGAAAACCACTGAAAAGAGCCGTTTCTGCTAAGGTAGTTGAATGCGTCGGCTGCTGCATCCACCTGGTCATCATGCTGACCAGTCGGGAAGCTGCAAAGCTCATCGATGAAAGCCCTATTCCAATCGCCTCGCTCAAGCTCTACAAGGCCAGCTTCACAGGCTGCCGCAAACGGCATGGCCCGCACCTCTTTTGAGCCTGTTGGGCGGGCGGATACAGTCGCGAACCCTGCCAAGTTGATTTTGTCCTGCTCCACTTGATCAACTCCCGCGGCACCGGGATCTTGAGCAAGGTGGACGATTGTCTGAAGCCCGTCTATCTCGGCTGTCTGTCGCTGGATGGTTCGCCGTTGGGCTGGTGACCACTGACCTCTAACCACGTGGGTGATTCGGTATTTATCACCGATTCGCTGCATTCTGACGCCTGCGGTGTAGTCACCCGCCCCCGGCGTCGCTGCTGTATCGTAAGCGCGGCAAGCCAGCCCTGAGCTATTGCCCCCGTCACTAATAGGCAGCCAATCGTGACGGAAGAAGCCACCAGATCGAGGGCTAGGACGTTGTTGATAGAGGGCTGAGAATGCATAACTACCAATAGCCTTCTTAATTCTGTCAAAGTCTGCGACGTTGTAACGGTCTGGCCAGAGTGCCGCCCCCGGCTCTCTGCCAAGTGCATCACCTTCTTCGGCAATGGCTGGCAAGCTCACCACGTCCCACCGTTCGCCGCCGTTATTTGCTTCTTCCAGTAGTTGGCCCGCTAAATCGAGCGAATGCCAGCGGGTCATGATCAGCACGATAGCCGCGCCGGGGTGTAACCGCGTGTAGAGATCGTTTTGATACCAGTCCAGCACTCTCGCCCGGTAAGTTGGTGATTCAGCCTCTTGGCGGCTTTTGACGGGGTCATCGATAACCACAAGGTCGGCACCGTAGCCTGTGACCCCTGAGCCGACCCCGACCGCATACAACCCGCCGCCGTGAACTGACGACCACTGATTCTGCTTATTGCTGTCGTTCGCGAACTGAAAACCGAACCGACTGACGAGCCGCCTTGTTTGTCGGCTGAATGTACAGGCGAGGCTGTGATTATAAGCCCCGACGATGACCCGCATGGTTTGATTGCGGAGTAGCCTGTAAGCCGGGTAGTGAATCGTTGATTGTTCGCTTTTGCCGTGCCGTGGTGGCAGGAAAAGCATTAGCCGTGTGATTTCGCCGTTAGTTACTCGGTCAAGCCGATTTCGGCAGAGTTTAAGGTGATTCGGATGCCACTGATGATTCGGACTGACACGCTCTAAAAACTGCCATAAACCAGCCTTAATCAAGCTGTTCCGGGGCTGGCTCAGGGTCATCATCGTAATTGTTTAACGTGTCGCCTGATTGATCGCTTGCGGCAACCTTGCCGTTCAGTCTGTCGTAGATGGCCTGCCAATAACGAAAATCACCACCCAAGGCTTGTTTCAATCCAACTTCAACCAGCTTGTGGAGTAAATCTGGCGAATTAACCAGAACCCTATCAAGGGCCTCATTCATATCCGGTCGTTTGGGCCTGCCTTTTGGGTTGCCGCTTTCGCCTGGCTTCCAAGGTGGTCGAAGTCCTGACCTGTCAGGATTAAGGTTTGCCATTTCAGTACGGTGCTTTTTTCGGTACAATCATCGGTGAAACTACCGATATTGTCACCAGTCCACCCGCCCCCGTAGATTGACCATCGATTCAATCGCACCGCGGCCCGGCTGGGCACCCTTGTTTCGTCGCTTATTGCCGGTCAGCCGCTGCATCTCGGCATTGCGCTTGATGCGTGCCTCGCTAATGACCTTTTGCAGTGCATACTGGCGTTCCTCCCACCTGGCAGCAGCTTGCAGCACTGCATCAAATTTCTTGTCGGCCCTGAGACATTTGAGGCAGATGGCAGGCTTGATCTTCTCAAGGCTCCTGCCACTGTCGCAGACTCCGCACGGCGCTTTCTGGCTTGACTCTTGCCAACCGTCAGGTGGCACTAAGCCGACCAGTTCAACCGTCTGCCCGCCCAGGTACACTCGCACCTGCGCTTCGGCCCGTCGGTTAATTTGATCTTCAGATAATTCTTCTGACAACGAATCCATTAAATATTGACACTAAACGCTAAAAAAAATTACCGCAATCGCAAATAAAAAAAGTTTTATTTGTTTGGGAAATCAACGATTTTCGGCTCGTTAATTTCGCCCCATTTATGGAACCTCTGAAGCGGTGTTATCTCTTCTTCGTAAATCTCGGAGATCCTGAAATTGCCATCATCTTTACAGATAGCCGACACAACCCGCGTAACGAGTTTATCGGGGTGTCGGTACTGGAAGTTGATGAATTTCTTGGTCGGCATGGTGCTATTATAGCACAACTTCGAGCGTGATTTCGACGCCTGGTGCCTCATTTGTATTGCACCAATGTTTCTGGCAGAATCGTTCTGTCACCTGACAATCATCCTTATAGACAATACCGGTCAGTGCATCTTCGGTGCATCTGATCAGCTTTGTCAGGTCAGGTTTCTGCGTGTGATATTTCGGGGCAGTCTCTTTGATCTTGGCCGCGTTCCTGCCGCTCCCAAAATGGCACTTCGGGCGGGGGAAATAGAAATCGATGGTCATAGCCACCGCTTCGGTTGTCAGCTTGGCCCCGGCGTCAATCATGGCCTGTTGAGCATGTAGCGACACAATCGACTGCCAGCTTGTTTTACGCTTGGCGGTATCCATCACGATGATTCGGCCCGTTTTTGGGTGGGCAAAGGCTTTCTTTGAGCCGGATGGTGACGCGATGCCTGGGACAAAGAATGTTAGTTTCATTTTTATCTCCCCCTTTTCATCGCTTGCATGTACATCACCACCAATGCCGCCATCATGCCCGACAAGGTAAAACACGCCACAGCGGCGAAGATTGATAATAAGGTTTCAGGCATCTTTTTGAATCCTCACTATTAAATGTCGAGTGAAACAATAATTGTTTTTGGCCCAAATTGCTTGGAGCGTTCGGAAAACCTGTTAAGTCTTTCTGTTGCCTTGTTAATATGCTCTAAAACATATTTGTCTTCTAGTTTTACAGGCACTCTAAATGGTGACATTGTGTCAGCTTCTCTGCATTTTTGGACAAAATCCAAGTCATAAAACCTGACTGGAATCCCAAAAAGCAACTCATCTTGCGTTGGCTTGCTCATTTTGCCCTTTCTAATCGTTGTATCTCTCTATCTACATACCAACGTGCTTTTTTCAGATCCTCGATCACATCGCCCTTTTCACCCGCCCGCCAAAGGTATTTGATAGCGTTGCCACGGCAGTAATTGAAGTGTTCAGTGATTTGAATGCACTCTATGCCGGAAGGGTGATTGTTGTAGTGGTCAGGGTTGATAGGGTCCCTCATTCGGTCTGCCCTTCATGCTCAACGACAATGCGATGCCAACGACTGTCAGGCATAAACACGAAGAAATGATCTAATCCTATTTCTACAGCGAATTCAGCGGCCTCCTGCGGCCTGTTGAACAGTTTGCTTCTGCGTTCACCGTCAACCATGTATTCAACAGCGCAGTCACCAATGCGGGCAAAGCCGCCGAATCTGGCGTTGAATGTGACTAGATGCGGGCCGTTTGCGTTGTGGTCACTCATTCTGCTTGCCCCTTCCACTGTTCGTATTCCCAGCCATCGACTAATGGCTCTCTTTTGTCAGGAATCAAATCTCTGAGTCTTGTCATAGGGTGAGATGCCAGTTTGCCTGTTTTATTGTTGCGTACCGCCCACACTGGCGGGCTGACAATCCCGGCCTCAATGAGTGCATTGGCAAGCGTCGCAAGCTGTGCGTTGTCTGGCATAAACAACCAATCAGACTGGCTTCGCAGGTAGTCTTCAATGTGTGTGACATGCTCTTTGGTAACATCTTCAGGTTTGATCGGCATTATTAACCCCTTTGGTCACGAAATCAATTCACTACCAGACAACGGTACGAGTTCACAACTGCAAAATTTCGGCTGTTGGTTGCACCCTGAGCAGATAAGATCTTCCAGCCTATCCTTCAACCGCTCCACCTCATCCACCAGTGCCAGCACCACGGCAGGATTAGCGGCGGCGATGAACTCGGCATCTTGAATTAGCTTTGGAGAATAATTGCCCTTAATTGTAAAGCCGCCGCAGTCCTCTCCCGGACGATTGCCAAATTCAATAACGGGCCAATTTTTTTGGTCGTCGTGTAATTTCCAATCGTATTCAATGGTTGCCGCCTCTGCCTTTTGTCGCAGATCATTCAACAAGGGGGGCGTGATTTCAATTTGGCTCATTGCTCCACCCCCAACTTCTCTTCAGCCCATGCCTGAGCATGTTCAAGCATTTTGAACTTTGCAGCAGCAGACCAGAGCTTTGTATCAAGATCCATTTCACCGTCATCTGACATTTCCCAGCCTACGCACACAATAAACGGATATTGGGCAGTTTCCACCTGCTGAATCTTGGCCCACTGGTCGCCGTACAACGCCAGCCAGATCCTGCCGTTAGAAGTCCATGTTAGATCTCTTCTCTGCTCAATCTGCTCTTTCATTATTATTCCCCCCACACTGGCACAACTTTTTTGTTGATGCTATCGCCGACAGCTTCCAGAGCATCTTGTTTTGTGAAAAACATACGATATTTCGTGCTGCCCATGATCCCCCTCGCTCTTGCCTCATAATCAGGCTCTCCTGCGGCAATCACCGCCCAAAGTGGCTTGCGTTCTCCTGCGGCGTCAAGCTCTTGCTGGAGCTTGTCCACGATCTCGCCTGACGTGTCATAAAGATGATTGCCAAGACATTTCAAAGCCTCGTGAATTGTCATTTCATCAGATATGCCCTGCCACTTGGTAGCAAGAGAAAAAAGCATGTCATGATCAGCTTTTATGTCTTGGTATTGCTTCAAAAGCTCTTTCACTTTCCCCTCTTTTTCTGCTCAAGCTCTCGCCTTCTGTTCCGCCGTTTCATGGCACACGACAAACATCGGGTGCTGCCTTTCGCCACAAAACACTTGCAGTCAAGGCACTTGCCTTTTTCGGCACGCTCCCGGCAGATCTGACAAGTGCCCGTTTTGTTGTAATTTGAGATCGGTAAGCCGCAGACGCTGCACCCGTACAGGCATTGCGTACTTCTCGTGATCACGACCAGCTTTTCTTCAACCGTCTCATAGCGGCCCGCTAAGGCGTCTTCAAAGTATTTTCTTGCTGAATCCTCTGAGACGTTTAACTCGCTGATCACCTCGGCAAATGCCCGGCGAATTGTATTTCGTCTGACTGCCGAGATGTCACGCTCATAAGGCTGCCAAGCCGCATCAGCCATGCGTTTTAGCCTCAGTCTTAGTACCAAAAGGCGGAGACATTAACCGTTTTTTGCATTCGCCGCACAAATTAGGCAGCTTATCAATCGGTTGATTAACTCCATTAAGCCGCTTTGGTTTTTCGTACACCCTCTCACAATTTGCACATGTCGCATAAGGACAGTTGCATTTAAAAATATCCCAAAACTCACTCATCATCGCACCTCAATCGTGATGCCTGCCCGTTTCGCGTCGGCTTTAGCCATCTGACCTAATTCAATCGACTTCGCCACGGCAAACGACTGTTCGGTTGTCAGCCGGTTCCCCGGCTTATCTGACAAGTCATTAATGATCCTGACCAGTCGATCATTGGCGTGGATAAGCTCAATGTGCAAAGATTCATTGATCAACATCAGATTGCCCTCCCTGATTCCAATATTAAAGCCACAGGAAACACCCATCCGCGGGTCGTGATTGACTTGTCTCTGTTGATCAGAAAATTGTTTGCTCTGCCGATCTTCTGGCATTCAATCAGCTTGGCGGCTTTCAACTCCTCAATCACACGTCTAACGGTTGTCGATGTCTTATCGATCCTGACCGCCAATTCTTCAATCGTCGCTGTTGAATCGCGATTAATCTCGCAGAGCACTTGCACGTAAAGACTAATCACGCTTCCACCCCTTTCGGGTGAATGCTTTTGGCTTCTTTGATCAGATAGATGCGGTCGAAGTCGGCAGGTTTGATCGTGAAATAAGCGTTGTTGCGGAAAAGCACGTCGATGGCGGCGATGTCAAACGCTTTGCCTTTGGCGTCACGTTTATATTCAATTTTCACAACCGTGCCGACCATGATTGATTCTTTGGCCCGAATTGTGTCGCCCACCTGATAACGATTGATCATGACACGCCATCCTTTTTTGCACTGTTGAGCTTCTTTTCCCTGATTTCTGGCCGATTGATCTGTACGTTCTTTGAGGCACTGAAGGCCAGTTTGACCTTGTCGCCACGAATCTCGGCGACGATGACTTCGATTGTTTCGTCACCCGCATCGATGACAACTGTTTGAAGTTTGCCCCTTGTCAATACCAAGACACCCATCGTTGCAACCTCCATGATGATTGACGGCCAGGCTGACCGTCCGTGAGTTCCATGCCTGCCGCCTGAAAGTTCAGCCTGATAACATCTCAGGCATCCTTCCACCGCCCCGGCGTCGGACTGTGACGACCGAGGAAACCACCGCCAGCCATCATTTCAGACTGGCAGGAGTGCCTTGCCTTACCTTACCGCACCGGGCCGCACCCGACCTGACCGTGGCCGGACGCACCATGCCATGCCTATCCTTACCTCACCGTGCCAGACCACGCCATGACTCGCCAAGCCTTGATTTATCATCCACCGGGACGCCTAAAGAAAGCGGGTGGCTTCATTACTGGCGGCGGTGCAACTCTTTCTGACTGAGTTGGCCGCGTCGCCTTGTTTACATCACGGAGCGACCGTTGCAGAGAATCAAGCGACACACTGATCTTGCGTGACTCAATCTCATGCCGCCGCTTGTCAATCTCGCCAAGCTCTGAAACGTCAACACGCTCCACATGCTTTTTGCTTCGGCGAATCTTTTTTACACCTGTGCGGAATCGTTTGGCTTGAAACTCAACCGATTCAGCGTCTGACAGAATATAAACCGAACCGTTGGCAACTCGCAGGCTCCAATGTTTGCCATTCTTCCAGAGAACTTTCTCGAGCAGGCCAGCCACTTTCAAGGCGGCAAAATTGATTGAATCTTGATCGGTTTCAATGATTCCAGCAAGTTTCACGACATCGCTTGGCGGTATGCAATCGCCTTTAGAAAGCCCATCAATAAAATCTTGCTCAAAATAGATTTTCATGAAAGCACCTCAAAGCTCGACACTTCAAATAATCCGAAACGCGGACGGTAATCACAGAGCCCGATTGACCTGCCTGCAATCTGGCAGATTTGAGCAAATACGCTGGCGTCAAGGTCGTAAAGGTCAGCTTGAAATTCAGCCGCCCAAATGTCAAAACGTGGTCTATAGCGAATGACTCGCGATGTTTGAACACGCACACCACGGGCATCAATGTATTTGCCGCCAGTTTTCCAAAAGTCCTCAACTGTTGCTTTGGGCCCTGCTGGGTGATCGTGAACCAGTAGCGTGTCGTCAGTGACGATAATGCCAGATTGTGCGGTTTTCTTTAGTTTCAGCTTCTTTGCCGCTTCAATGAAACAACCTTGCAGGCAATCGGCTGTAATAACAGGCCGAAATTCTGAATCATGATAGAAGCCGTTTCGCCAGTCAAGCTCTGCCAGCCGTTCATGGTCTGAATCGACCTTTGACCGCTTGGAGCTGATCGCCTTTGATGCTTTTGCCTCCTTACTCAACGGGTTTGCTGCCCGTGCCGAGTGCATCAATAACGGCCTCACCCCTGAAATCTTGACTCTTACAGATATGTCTGACATTCACTCAATCCTTATTGTCGGCTTCCCATGCTTAGAGATCGCCGAGTTCTGAAAATGCCCGGCAGCAACATTTGCCACCGGAGCCCTTGCCTAGCCCGACCTTACCCAGCCACACCGGGCCTTGCCCGACCGGAACATGCCCAGCCCAACCGGACAATCCACCGCTGACCGTAATTTCAGATCAACGGTGGCACCTTGCCTCGCCGAACCTTGCCATACACTGCCATACACTGCTATGCCATACACTGCCTGACCTCGCCTAACCGGGGTAATCCGCTTGCAGCCAATCGTTTCAGACTGCAAGCGGCACCATGCCGAGCCTAACCAGACCGTGCCACGCCGGGCCATGACCTGCCCCGCCTTGGCAATCCACCGCCAGCCATCATTTCAGACTGGCAGGAGTGAAAACCCGCCCAAGCAACGCACCTGGGCGAGTCGCAGAAGTTTCCCGCCGTTTTGGACCAGCGGCCAGCCAGAACGAAAATCGATTAACTTTCTGACTGATTGTCACGGGCAGG